GGATAACTCTCAGCTTAGCTATGGGTTTGATCCAAATATTGGGGGTGCGGTGAACTCTGGAGGCCCTCAGTACCAACAGCCTCAGGGTATGTACTACTCCAATAGCTATTATCCTGGATAAAAAAATATAGTTATATTTGCGATATGATGGTAACGAAATCCAAGTCTGGCGGTTGTGGCTGCGGAAAGCCTAAATGTGCAGGCTGCAATAAGTATAGAGCTGGCGGTATGGTAAAAAAGTACGCTGTAGGAGGTCCAGTTGAGGGAGATCCAGAAAAAGATGGCATAACACCTGAGGAATCTCTTAGACTGTTAGCCCTTCTACGAGGCGGCGAGGTTTCTGGTTCTAATGCTGATGTGGCTAGAGGTGATGAGGAGCGAGGTTTCACCGTAGGAAGGGACAATTCAGCTACCATGATAAAAGGGATACCACTTGGCCTTGGTGAACCAGTAGCCCCAGAAGAATCCCCACGAGGTGAAAACATGATGCCCGTTAGATCAAGAGGCCCTCAACCAATCAGACAAGACCTAGCCAGAATGCTTATGGGAGGAAGAAAAGAAGAACAGCCTAGAGAGGAGTCTTCTTCACAGCCAATTATGTTTGAACCTACCACATCTAACGTAAGAGCTTATACCAGAAAGGACGCTACGAACCCAGACGCTGGATACAGAACGATAGGTGGCGCGAAAGATGCTTTCGCTCAAGGGTTTAGACAAGACGGAAAAGACATGTATGCTACACCAAAGGTGTTTGAGCTCATGAAAGAGGCAGGAGTAAATGCTAGAGATCCATATGCAATGGAGTTCATGAAAGAACTAGCACAAAAAAACCCCGAACTATTTACCAGGAATCAAAATCGCGGTGCGATCAACTCAATGGTAATGTCCGAGGTTTATAAAGACCCTACTCAAAGAGGGTTCTTCCTACAAGCTGATCAGCCTGTAATTAAAGCTTCTTTTTAATAGCGTCTAGCTTAGCTTGTTGTCGGGCAATCATGCCCTCCACAATGTGGTTCTCAAATAGTTGAGCCTGGCTTTTGACGACATCGCCAGTTGGACGGGGTGCTGTATCGAGGATGCAGATTGCAGACACAGCGAAAAAGATTGCTACCAGTGTAGCGGGGATAAAGAATGAATTGTTCATAGCAAATAACTGTTTTAAATTGTTTCGTAAATTCGGTTTGCTGATCTCAAGGTAAGACAAACTTTTCGATCTCACAAATTTTTTTTCTAACTTTGCTATATTCAATCATAGATTGAAGAAATATTATCACAACCCTCGAATTAAAAGAATCAACCCGTCTTGGGTGGCTCAGAAGAATGAAATTAAGCAAAAACCTTACGTTAAAGGAGGTGGTGAAATCAAACACCGCGACCCGAAAGGGGATAGACAACACCCCAGATAAGTGGACTATACATAACCTCCAAGCTGTAGCGGACCATATCTTTCAGCCAGTGCGTGATCACTTCGGTGTACCCATCGGGGTTACCTCTGGGTTTAGATCAAAGGAGTTGAACAAAGCGATTGGAGGGAGTAAATACTCTCAGCATATGATCGGGGAAGCTATTGATATAGACGCCGATATGTATGGGGGGGTTAACAACTCAGAGATATTTGACTTCATTAAGAAGAACCTTGAGTGGGACCAAATGATCTGGGAGTTCGGTGATGACGAAAACCCTGCCTGGATACATGTGTCATTCAAAGAGGGCGGAGGGAATAGATGTCAGATCAAGAGAGCCTACCGAGATGAAAAAGGCGTGTACTATAAGGTGTTGTAAAAACGCTGCACCGCTAGCCTTCCTTTCTGTGATAGCGCATAACGAACTCTGTAGTTATACTTTGTCTCATCACGAAACAAGTGATCATCAGCCGTTGACGAAGGAGTGAGTCTGTCGAAGTGTTTGTATATATACCCCATAGACACTAGCGGGTATATCATCCTGTCAGCTAGATTCTTCTTATTCATTCCATATTCGCTAGCCACCCAGGAGATAGTGAAGAACTCAAGATCATATATAAACAGCATAAAGTACAGGTAGCTTCTGGTTAGATCGCTTCCGTCCAAAAATATGTCTGTAGCACTCCTTATGTGCTTTAAGTAATTGTGCTTCACATACTTTTCTGGAAGCATGGAAACATCTCTAAACAATCTTGTTTTCCTAACTGTTGATCTAGGCATGTAAAATGTGTCGTATATTTGACTCAAACAAATTTACATCATGAACCCTAAGGACACCCTCTTCTTTGCCGAAATGTACTCTCTCGTCAAGAAGATGGAAGAGACGATTGATGAGTTCGAAATGAAAGACCGCACCCTTGCCTCCATAGTCGTAGGAGTTATAGACTTCGACGCCGTTCAGGATGATGATGACAGCGCAGAAATGAAGACGATGTACAGCTTCAACCTTGAGAACAGGGATGAGCTAGAGACATTGAAGCAGGTTATGGATACCGCTTATTCAGATGACGACTCACTAGACAGCCTCTTGGGTGATTTAGGAATATCCCTGAACTAATGGAAGGACTTATTAGAAAGATTGTTATCGGGCCAAACCCGAAAGAAGGCATGGCTTATTATGTAGGCATGAGAGCAGGGAATGGCCTGGTGTCTGCTATTGTTTTAGACGATGAGCTGCTTTTCAAGAAATCAATAAAAAGGTATCTTGTGTATATAGAGCGCGACGGATCTACAATGCTATGGAAAAGCGTGGAGGATATGCCGTGCATAATTGAATTTGACTTAAACTTTTAACATGAAAAGTCTAAATAACTTTATTGTTTATCTCGAAAAAAAGTTTGAAGACGAGATAGAAACAGAGGGTGGCCTAAAGCTTTATATAGACACCAAATTTGAACCATTTAAAAACAGAGTAAATGAAGGAGAAGTTGTTGCTGTTCCTGCGAAACACGAAACAGGCGTTGAAGAAGGGGACACCCTTTACTTTCATCACCTCGTTGTTATGGCTGACGCTCAGCCTCTTCCTGTTGACGACAATCATTTTGTTGTTCATTATCATCCTGACCATGCCGTTAGTTCTCAAGCTTTTGCTTACAAGTCTAAAAGGACTGGTAAAATCTCTGCTCTCTCTTCCTGGTCAATTCTCAGTCATGTTGAGCAAAAGCCCGAAGCTTCTTCAAGTAGCATACAAATTGTTAAACTCAAGGAGCCTCAAGTTAAAACAGCTAAAGTCGCTTTTGAAAATAAAAAGCTAAAAGACTTAGGCGTGAAGAAAGGAGATATAGTTGGGGTGAAGAAAGACTCTGACTACTCCTTCAAGATCGACGGAGACACGTTCTACAGGACAAGACTAGACGATATATACTATGTCGAAGCTTGAATTCACTACTATATCGGCGGCCAAAAGGCTAATGAATAGCATGGAGGTTGCTATCGACAACATGATCGAAGAGGTAAAAAAGCCTGTCGATCCTGAGGCTGGAGGATCCGCGCGTAAGGCCGAGCTCCAATCCATAAAGCAAACTGCCATCGACTGTAAAGAGCTTTTGGTGGAGCGCCAGAGGCTAGAACAAATGGTTAAAGAACTAAATGACAATGGAGAAATCGAAAAAGACAAAGACTACTCAGGAGGGTTCGCAGAAAGATTCTCTAAATAAAGCCAGCGGTCTTGTATATTGGGACGACTATGACTTTGCTGCTGCATATTTAGAAAACATGAATTTGTCCTACTCAACACCCGTAGAATTAAAATACGATCATGATAACGATGGCTCTTCCGACCTTTAGGTCAAACAAGATACTATGGCTTCAGCTAGAGGCTTTGTGTCGTCAGATAACCGAACATCCTTGGGAACTTATAGTTTGCGAAGAAGTTTCTGCCTACTATAGTGGCGAAAAATATCTTGACGAATACAGGGAAAGGTTAAAAAAAGCTGGGTGTATAAACATTAAGTTCATTCAATTAGTAGAGCACGTTCCTTTGTCGAAAAAGTGGTCTATTATCGCCAATGAAGCTAAGTTTGATTACTTCGCTTTGGTTGCTTCTGATAATTATTCTCATCCAGAAAGAATACAAGACAGTGTAGATAAACTAAACGAAGGATATGAATGGGTGGACTGGTCTTATGGTATGTTTCTTAACGTTAATGACTTTTCTTCTGCTGTATTTGAAATGGCAGATCCCGAAAAGACGTCTTTATTCATGTCTACAAGGACGGAATTTATTAAAAAACTTCAAGGACCTTGGCCCAAAAGCGGGATAGATGGTTGGATTAGAAACGGTAATAATATAACCAAGCATTTTAAGTATAGTTATTTTCCTAACGGCCTCCATACAGATGGGTGTAATCAGATAAGCCAAAAAAGAAGAACTTTTTATTCTAAAGGCAATTTTCAAGCTCCTTATTTTCCACCTATCGCTTCTAACGAATGGACCAGTTTAATTCCAGAATCAATTGCCAGAGAATTAAAGGAGAGGTTCATCACGTCTAAATCGTTGTTTGAAAACATACCATTAAGAGGTAAGAACGCAGACCACGTAAAACGCCCCGCTCATTTACCAAGACTTAAAAAAAGTTTAAAATAAAAAGCACCAGTAGCTCAGTTGGATAGAGCATCTGCCTTCTAAGCAGACGGTCACAGGTTCGAATCCTGTCTGGTGTACCAATTAAATTAAAAACCATGCCTGATCTTATTTGCGAGAAATGTAAAGCAGAGAAATCTGTAAAAAGCCTTACCATGAAGTTCAAGAATGGTAGTGTTTACTACCCTGAAGGGCAGTGCGAATGCGGCGAACAAATGGAAATCAAAAACCCTAAAAAAGGCGTACCTTCGTTGGGCAGAATGAATTCACACGGCCAGAGTTATTGATGTCCGTTTTAATCGACATAAAAGGGTATGAAACTAAAGGGATTAAGATCGACCCTAACGGTACAGAAGGAGAAGTTATCGAGCTCCACGGGCTACTCGTGGTCCTTCCAAAGAAACCGACCAAATCGAAAATTCTCTTCCATGATCAGCCAAAGAGGTTGCAAATGTGGAAACGCTCACCTATGCCAGAGGAGATGCAAAGGATACGCAGTATGGATGAGTGGTTCGAAAAACCTGCCGAGTTTCGCAACAAGTTTCGTTCTTACATCGAACAAGAGTTTCAGCGTAGGCGCGACGGTGTATGGTTTTACAATAATGGGAAACCTACGTATATTACAGGGAGACACTATATGTTTCTACAATGGTCTAAAATTGATGTCGGATATCCATCATACCTCTCTTTCCAAAAAGACATCTTTACGCACATGGCTGCTTGTGAAGTTGACCCTCGTTGTTTCGGTCAGCTTTATACTAAGTGTCGTCGTTCTGGCTACACTAACATATGCTCTGCTGTTCTGGTGGATGAAGCTAGTCAAGTTAAAGAGAAGCTTCTTGGCATACAGTCGAAAACTGGTAAAGACTCGCAGGAGAATATTTTCATGAAGAAGGTGGTTGCGATCTTTCGCAGCTACCCATTCTTTTTTAAGCCTATCCAGGACGGTACCACAAACCCTCGTATGGAGCTGGCATTCCGTGAGCCTTCCAAGCGTATAACCAAGAACAACAAAACGTCCCACAGGGGCGATGCTCTTAATACGGTTATAAACTGGAAGAACACCACTAACAACGCTTATGACGGAGAGAAGCTTCACATGCTATATCTTGATGAGGCTGGTAAATGGGAAAAGCCCACAGATATTAGAGAGGCTTGGAGGATAGAAAGAACCTGCCTTATAGTGGGTAAGAGGATCGTAGGCAAGGCCCTTGTTGGGTCTACAGTAAACCCTATGAACAAGGGAGGTAGTGAGTACAGGGAGTTGTGGAAAGACTCAAAGCCTACTGAAAGAAATAATAACGGACGAACCAGGTCTGGGCTATACAGGATATTCATCCCAGCTTATGATGCGCTTGAAGGTTTTTTCGATGTATACGGAAACTCTATTGTTGACGATCCTCCCCAAAACATCCAAGGTATAGATGGTGATCCTATCGAAGAGGGTAGTAAGCGATATTTGAAGAATGATCGCCAGTCCTTTAAGGACGACCCCTCCGAACTAAACGAAATAGTTCGTCAGTTTCCGTTTACCGAGGATGAAGCGTTTAGAGATAGCATTCAGGGCAGCCTCTTTAACCTGGGTAAGATTTACCAGCAGATAGAATACAACGACGACTTGTTTCCTAACCCTGTAGTGAAAGGTAACTTTGTGTGGGTTAAAAAAGACGAGGAGGTGGCTTTTTCCCCTGACCCAAACGGCAGGTTTAGGGTTTCCTGGATGCCTAAAAACAAGAACGTAAAGAAAGAAGAAGGAGGCAAGAAGGTTGCTCCAAACGGACACATAGGCTGCGGCGGTGTTGACTCTTACGACTTGGACTCAACGGTTGACGGCAGAGGATCTAAGGGTGCTTTACATATGTACAACAAGTTCAACATGGAGGGACCTGCCAATATGTTTGTAGCGGAATACGCTTCTCGCCCAGACCTAGCCAGTATCTTTTACGAAGACGTTTTGATGTGTGCTTTCTTTTATGGATACCCTTTACTTGTAGAGAACAATAAGTACGGTATCGTAAGGTACTTTGAATCAAGGGGTTACGACGGGTACTTAATGGACCGTCCTGACTTCCTAAAGGTTCCAGGATCGTCCAAGAACGTGAGAACAAAGGGCATACCATCTAACTCCCAGGACGTTATACAGTCTCACGCGCAAGCTATTGAGGCTTATATACATAACCATGTAGGCATCAAACCAGAATCTAATGAGTTCGGGAACATGTACTTTAACAAAACCCTAGAGGACTGGATAGGATACAAGATAGACAACAGGACTAAGTTTGACCTTACTATAAGCTCTGGCCTCGCTCTTTTAGCTGCTCAAAAAGTAAAGCAAGAAAAGAAACAATCTAATTTCACAAACAAGCAGTTTATAAGGACTTTCAAGCCTAAAGTGTGGCACTCCTAGTTTTACTATATTTGCATTGAGTTATAAGAACTCGACTCATTGCAAATGAACATCAACAACAAAAAATCAGGCTTTCCTAACCCGCTTAGCCCTCCAGAAGAAAAAGGAGGAAAAAAGTACGGACTAGGATACGCTAAGGCTATATATCAGCAGTGGGGTAAAATGGATCAAGACGGGTCCACCTACAAGAACAGGAACCGAACTTTCGAGAAGAATAGGAAGTACGCGAACGGAACCCAAGACACAGCTATATACAGGTCTTTACTTACGTCTCTTGACCCTAACAACGGCGACGGAAGCATGCTGAACCTGGATTTTACTCCAGTCCCTATCCTTCCTAAGTTTGTCCGTATTGTGGTAAACAAGATTCTTTCTTTGTCTCCGTACCCAAATCTAGAGGCTATCGACCCTCTGTCTACTTCGGAGAAAGATTTAGAAAAAAAGAAGATTGAATTTGCTGTAAAATCCAAGGCTGCTCTTCAGGGGATTAAAAGCAAGCTTGGAGTTGAAGTGGCTGGAGACCCCGAAGCTATTCCAGAAACCCTTGAGGAGGCTGAAATATTCATGGGTACCAACGTTAAGGCTTCTTCAGAAATCGCTGCCCAGATAGCCACTAACCTAACCCTGGAGTGGAATGACTTCAACGATTCTATTTTCAGAAGGTGTGTGAACGATATGACCATACTTGGTATGGCTGTTGTGAAAAGAACTAACGACCCTAGCTACGGAATCAAAACCGAATACGTTGATCCGTCTGACTTTATCCACAGTTACACAGAAGACCCTTCTTTCGGAGACATGACTTATGCTGGTCATGTAAAAACAATGCCTATTGCTGAGCTTAAAAGAATTGCTGGTAATGAGCTAACCGAAGAGGATTACAAGAAGGTGGCTAGTTCTGGTCAGAAGAACAATACATCTGGGCTGTATAACAAGACTTCAAATAGACCTGGTATGGACACGGAAGAGCACACTGTAAAGGTGCTTGAATTTGAGTTTCTCTCGGTAGATTCAACCTATTACGAGTCAAAAGAAAACCAGTACGGAAATGTAGGGTTTTACGACAAGGGAAACAACTATAGTCAACCACAAAACTCTGTTTTCAACAGAGACTCTGTGAGGTTAGACAACACATGTGTTTACGGTGGATACTACATCCTTGGTTGTGATATGGTCTTTGGTTATGGAAAGAAGACCAACATACCAAAAAACATTCACGACATAACAAAAGCATCTTTGTCTTATTCTGTTTGTGCTACGAACATGATGGACATGATGCCTAAGTCTATGGTGGATAGCTGCATCGGGTTCGCCGATCAACTTCAGCTTACTCACTTAAAGATTCAACAGGCTGTAGCGAAGGCAAAACCAGACGGTATCATCATTGATATTGAGGGACTGGAAAACGTACAGTTAGGAAAGGGCGGAGAACTTCAGCCGCTTGAGCTGCACGACATATACGAGCAGACTGGTGTGTTCTACTATAGAAGCAAGAACCCAGAAGGAGGTTTTCAAAACCCTCCTATTCGAGAGATCGGCAACAGCATCCGTAACATTAACGAGTTAACTGGTTTGTATAACCACTACCTCAGGATGATCAGAGACTCCACGGGAATCAACGAGGTGATGGACGCCTCTTCACCTAAAGGAGACGCCCTGGTGGGAGTTAGGCAACAAGCTCTTGCTGCTGCAAACAACGCTATATATGACATCACGAACTCCTCTATGGTTTTGTACAAGAAAGTTTGTAGCGATGTGGTAAAGTGCTTGCAGGTTATTCATCCAGACTCTATTCTATACTCTATGTATGAAAACGCTGTTGGTAAGGAGAACATGAAAGTGTTGTCTTCCTTCAGAAACCTGTCGATGTTTAACTTCGGCGTAAAGGTTGTAAAAGAGATGGAAGAGAACGAGAGACAGTTCTTGGAGCAGAACATACAGATAGCCTTGTCTCAAAAAGAGATAGACCTTGAGGATGCCCTTGCTATACGACAGCTTAGGGACGTAAACCAGGCTGAGAGGCTTTTGATCGTTAGAAGGAAGAAGCGAATGGCTAGCAACCAGCAGATGGCTCAGCAGAACTCCCAGCAGCAAGCTCAGGTTCAACAGCAGTCAGCACAGTCTGCTTCTCAGGCTAGGCAGCAAGAGATGCAAATGGAAGCTCAGCTAAAAGCGCAAGAGATGCAGCTTAAGACTCAGCTGGAGGCTCAACTAGAAGAGGTAAAGCACGGGTTTAGGAAAGAGATTGAAATTATTAAAGCTCAAGCTACCCTTGGCTTCAAAGAGACTGACGAAAACTTCAAAGAAAAACTTGAAGTCCTTAAAGAGGACCGCAAAGACGATAGAGTTAAAAAGCAGTCTGCCGAGCAAAGCAAGCTCATAGCTCAAAGACAAGGGGATGAAACACCACAAATAATCAACGAATAAGATGGCTACAAAAATAAACTTAGATACATCTGAAAGGGTTGACATCACTTGCAGGAAGGGTGATACCTTTTCCTTGAGACTTAATATAACCAATGCTGACGATACTGTTGGTTTTACCGCTGGAGATGTTTTTTTGATGGAGGTTAGAAATTCCGACACGGGCAACCCAGTCGCAAACACCTCCGACCCTGTTGTAGAATTTGTGATTACAGTAACGGCAGATTCTGACGACGTTACCGCAAAGTATATTGATCTCACCTTGGCCGCGACCACAATGAAGACGATGCCATCTGGACTCTATGCTTATGATATCGAACAGAAGTCAGGAGCAGTTGTAACTACTTTAATCTACGGAACGGTAAGAGTTATTGAAGACGTGTCAGAAACAGCAGCTTAAGATACTATTATGCCGATAAGTGTAGAACAACCAAAAAGCATAAAGATATCTAGTGAGAACGGAGATAT